GATCTAGCCAACCCACAACCAAAAAATAAAAAGATTCCCCATAGTACGGATGGCATGCAGCTTATTACACATGACATGGCAGTAAAAGCAATAAAGACATTGTTGGGTCATAACTATCACCGATATTATGGCGACATGCCAAATGTTGGCGAAGAAGTTGAAGGTAAAAAAATTGAAGGATGGAAGCCAATTAAGCTTGGAGATCACGATTTAGCCGATAATACATTTTACGATGAAAAAAAAGAATCCATTGTTAAACTTTTAGGATTACCAGCAAGCCATAAAGATATGATTGAAATGGAATATGAAAAAACTATCGAAGGTATTCGCATTTTTAAAAATAAAGATGAAAGAAAAATTAAATACCAAGGAACAGATGGTAAAGTTTTTGAAAATAACATATCTACAAAAAAAGAGTACGCTGGATTTACCAAAAAACTTATTCAAGCTTTGATAACAAAAATTCATGCTGATGAAAAAGGCCCACCGATACCTGGAAAATATCCAGAAGGAATACCAAGAAGCGAAAAACAAATTGTTCATCTTCCACATTTTAAAACACAAATTATCGAGAATGGCAAACCTGTAGATGTTGACATGCCCCATGTTCTTCCTGCAAAATATTACAGAAAAGCCAGACAAGATGATCCCGAAGACAAAAAAAATGGTTACAATAAAGATATTGTTCATCTTAGCCATGATGAATATGTAAAAGGCAAAGTTGGACACTTTTCTGGAGCCTCCTTCCATCCAGGACAAAATCGTCGATCCGAGGAACCATTGCTGTATGGGGTCAAAGGCCATTCGGATGCTTTGGATTCAATTTTTGGAAGTATGCGCAAAGATGATCAAGGAAATTATATTGATATAATCAAAGGCATAGATAGTGCACTGCTTAAGCCAAATGAGAGTCGTAGAATAACACAAGAAAAAATAACAATACTCAAAAATATAAAAAATGAATTACACGATGTAATTGTTGAAAGAATGACAGGAGATCTCCGTAATAAAAAATTGCAGACTTTTGCCGGTAGAGTTAATTTTGCCAAAAATAATACAATGGTAATATTACAACAAGACATTCATGGACTAGGAACTAGAAGACTACCAACTGGCAAAGGTATGGATAGTTTTTCAGAACTACCAAAAACATTGCTCACACAAGATCAAAAAGAACTTCTGAGACGATTGGCCGCTGGAGAACTTAATCGTCAATTAGGAGAAAGAGGCAGAAGGTTCGCATCTGGGCAGCACGCCCAGATATATGGTAGAAAATCTATAAAAAGTCTGGTTGCAGATATCAGAAAAGAAATAGATGAGATGGAAAAATTAGACCCAGTTAAAAGTGCAGAACATGGGACAATCTATAAAAAAATTGACGATTTATATCGTAACCAATCAAAAAGAAAGGATGAATTTTTTGAAAGAATTCGAGAGTTATTGCATTTGATAGTGGGAGATAAAGAACAAATATATGATCCAGCAAAGAGAGAGACAGAAGTCGAAGAGATCATAGACAGAATCAAAACAAAAAAAACGATTGGGGCGATGTGGGCTGAACTTCAAAAGTTCACAGTGGTTCAATACTATCTGAGAGCTGATGGACATTCAAGGCAACCAATCAGACCAAGCGGTGATCCTTTGCAACGAAAAACACAGTCAAACATGCCATTAGGCCAATCAGCAGAAGATAAAGGATTAGCAGCACAAAAAGACTGGAAAAGTTTGAGTGCTAGAGGCGAATATCTTGCATTGGCATTTAATTCGACATTCAGGAACAAGGCAGAGATGGAAACACTTCAAGGACTTAAGGTTTGGATTGATAAAAATAGGGTGGGAATGGGGATTAATCCAGATGAGTACGAAGAAGCTATGGATAACCTTGACTATGCAATTGCCAAAAAGATTGCTGAACGAGCCTTGAAAAACAAGACTTAAAAAATATAAGGTACTAAAAATGTCAAACGGATTAATGAGCTTATTTTCAAACCCACAAACACACTTCATCAAGAAGACGATGTTTGAGTTGCTGCGTGACAGGTATGCCAAGCATGAACAGATTGTCGAGCGAATTAGTCACTCCATGGTAACAGAAAAAGACACCAAGGACTTTCTACAAATGATGGTAGACATCTATGAGATAGGCTTCATGAAGGCAGTTGAAGAACAGCGTGAAAAGCTTGCCCAACTTGGTTATGATGTCAAGATAACTGGAAGAACAAACTAGAATCACTCAAAGTGTGGCTGGTAGCTTGAAGGTGCGCAGACATACAATTTGCCACCATGGATTGGCTCTGAACTAACAATTTTCCACCATCTTTTATAATTATTTTTTGGAAAAACAACGCTCTCCCTTGATATGTCTGCGGTTGTCCAAAATTTTACAAAAAGATCATCTTCTTCTGTGATTACACCTTCAAGAGAAAATGGATCGCCATAGCTTATAGACACATAACTATCATCATAAAGACTGTCTCTTTTTTGTTGTACAGATGCTGGTAGGCAATAAATGAAACACCGTGGTATGCCAGCAAGAGGATCTCCAACTTTTTCTTTTTTTGTCTTAATTTGTGGAGCTTTTGGTTCTGGATCGATTGGTTGCTCTTCACGAAGTGGTGCAGTAGATGCAAGTTCTTCCAAAAATGAATCTTTAACAACAAAATCAGTCTGTAACCTATCGACTTCGGCTTCACCCTCAGTAATAGTTTGCTTCCATTTCATGTTATGAAACTTGTAATCAGTCCAGAATCTCTGGTCTTTCATCAATGTGTTTGGACTATTGAGCTTGTAGACAGATCCATCTCTGTTTTTGATAACCATACCCTATTTAATGAAAAGTTGGAAAAAAACACCAAAGTCGTTCTAAATAAATACATAAGTCACAAGGAGAAAATATATGAGTTTACTTGTACCGGACATTGGCGAAATCTTAATGCTACAATATCTTACCAATATGCTATCGACAGATGGCTCTGCTGGACCAGCTGGAGGCGGAAGACTTCTTAGGCTGTTCACAAACAACTTGACACCAGCCGAGGGCACAACACAGTCGACCATCACGGAAGCTGTTGGAGCAACTGGGTACACCCCAGTAACTTTGGTGGGATCAAGTTGGACGACTACACAAGTTGCCGGAACAACAACAGCTGTGTATAGCGAACAGACATTTACATTCACCACTGCTGTGACTGTCTATGGTTACTATGTAACTACCATAGGTGGTTCGCCAGAACTTCTGTGGCTCGAAAGATTCAGCGGTGCACCATTTATTCTACCATCTGGTGGTGGTCAAATCGCTATCAGCCCAAGGATCAGCCTTGATTAAACAATATTGATACTCCAGGGAGACATCGTCTCCCATTTTTTTTTATAGAAAACATAAAGGTGTTTGATGTTATTGCAATTCTCAAAATGGTTCAATGAAAACGCTCAAACACAACTTGACATACTCCTCAGTAGTTTGAGCTTAAAAAGATTTTTTCTTGAAAATTATGATGCTTTACACATCGACCATGCAAAACTGATCGATTTAGATTTCGAAGAAATCATTAAATCTTTTGCTAATCAAATGAAAAATAGTTCGCCCATGCAAATTGCCTTAGAACTGAGCCGGCATGGAAGTTCCATTGAAAGCATTCCAGCTTTAAAAAGAAAAATCACTCCTGAAGAAAAAGCAACAGGAAAATCTATGAATGAATTGTTTGCCGAAAAAGCCAAAGATGAGTTTGTGAAATTTACAGGAGAACACTTGGGATTGCTTGATTTTTCTAATTTTTTATGGGCCGCCATGGACAAAAAATCAAGTAATTTAAGTGATGGAACTTTGTTGCCAGTAGAAGCAAGAAAAGAACATGTTTTTGCTGTGCCAAGAAATTTAAAGGCAATATTACCGAATTCTTATATATACAACGCTTTTGGGAAGGGTGACTTAAATAGGTGTATGTTTCTGGCAATCATGGCAAGCAACAATCCAACTGACACATTGTTGCAAAGAGAAACAAAAGCTTCTTTCGAAAGTGACATTAGAATATCTACTTTAAAAAATATCAAAAAGAAAGGACAAGACAAAGCAATGGGTGTTAGTGATGATTCCTATTCACTTGATCGTGGTAAAAAAATTGGGCAAAAGTCAGAACTAGAACCATGGCAAATTCTAGAACCATCAAGTGATTCACCTGATAATTTTATAAAAGAAATTTCAAATAAAGTAATTGCAGCAATGGAAAATTCAGAATCATTTAAAAATTCAATTTTAGATTCTAAACCAAAATTTTCAAATTTTGTTGGTATCGATGTTGTAGTAAAAACTATTATATCATTTGTGAAATATTTACCACAAGCAAACAACTCAGCTTCAAAGTTTTTTAGGGATATTCTAGAGAAAAAGTTTGGAGGTATTACAGATGAAAAAGGAAGTATAATATTAAAAGATCCTGTAATAAATGATTTGAGAAATAATGTAGTATTTCCTTTTATTGGTAGAATAGTTATGGGTATGGATTATGATCGCAATGAAAAAATTGATGATGAAGAAGATGTTCCAAAAAGCGAAATTAAAGACATCTACAGTAAAATATGGGAAGGTTTGAAAAAAATTACTGATTCAAGTTTGCAAGATAAAGGCCTTAAATTACCAGAGACTCCAGACGAAATAGGCAAATAAAAAAACAATAAAAGTTATTGAATCAATTGAGTGGGAGGAAAGTTGGCTCTTAGAAATCTTGATGGAACATGTTATCAGACGCTAGGGAGTGTGCAACAATTCAACCCACTTGCACCAGAGCATGATCTGTTCAATCAATGGGATCAAGAGTCTTTGATGCGGGGTGGTTCGCCACTGTACTACTATGAAGTTTTCATCCAGCAGCAGACCGTTGATCCACTATACCTTGAAGATAGAGGCAAGATATTCAGCAATAACCCAATTCAACTATGGTGTGCATATGAGCCAATACCATCACAGAATGAGTTGTCTCCATTTGGCATAGACAGCCCAGACGAGATGGTTTTTGAGGTAAATTACAGAACTACCTTAAAGACAATAGGTCATCCTCCAAAGATTGGCTCAAGAATGTTCAGCCCACACTTGAGAGAGAACTGGATGATAGTACAGAGAAACCTCGGAGAATTTAAACTTTGGGGCGCACTCAGACTTGAACTTGTATGTCAAAGATTCCAAGAGTCAGTCACCACAGGTGAGGGTGATGTAACTCAAAAACAACCAGACCTTAAAATAAAAATTGTATAGGAGAAATAATGAAATCATTCTTTGAATTTATGGAAAAGATAAGACGGGAAAAATCAATCAACGAGCAAGACGGACCAATGCAAGCTTCTGGCCAACCTGGTCAACCACAACCAGTCCAGCCACCAGCCAATCCCGTAGCACCCGACGCAACTCCTGAGCAACAAGCTGAAAAACAGACATCAAATCCAGCCCATGATGCCGAATTTGAGAAGCTTTTGCAGATCATGAAGTCGGCAATGGATAGCCTTGACGATGACAATCGTGCAAAAATAGAAGAATTTTTAAAGGACAATGGATCGATGGATGCTGATGCGAGTGCAGATAAAGGTGATAAACCAGCAGATGCAGCACCGCAACAACCAGATCCAGCAATGGCACAAGCGCAAGCGGGACAAATGGCTGCTGCGACACCACCATTAGCACCTGGAGCTGGGGCTACTCCACAACAATAGTGAAGTTCTGCTGAGCTACAATGTTGGGCGGATTAATCTTTACAATTAAGAGTCTTGGCATAATCGGCCTTGGCAGATTATTTTCCATGAATATCAGGGGGCTTATGCCCCCGCTCTTTTTCGTGAGCTTGTACGCCGGGATCTTCATTTTTTCCTTTGAGGAGTTTTCTCCTGATGTTTCCTCTTGGTTTGGACTTAACTATTTCAATGTGCTTTCCAACATAGGGACATCCATTCTTCGCTGCAACAGTGGATAGCTTCTTATACTTATCATCGAATTGATGTCCACCTTCAGAGTGCCATGTTTGACCAGCGATACTTCTTGCGTTGTCTGCAATGGCGCCATCAAGGTATCCACGATGATATACTTCCTTGTCGGTCATCTTTTCTATATCATAGGACACCTTCTTTGGAATTATAAGAACTTGGGCATATGGCTCATTGCTACGAAATATGTAACGCTGTCCCTCTGCTGGGTTTTTAAACACAACAAAAAATATTTTTGGCCACCAGCTTGTCTGTAAGTGACCTGGAACGACACATGGAACCGTTCCGGTAGTGTCGGTGTAGAATCTTGGGTGTGACTCTAGCCTAAGCACTTGCGCATCTGGAACTTCGATATCAAGGCACGATGTCATGCCAAAGTGACCATCAGCAAAACATGCAAATGGAGGAAGTGTCACTCCTTGTGGCTTTGTGATCTCATTTTCAATTGTGAAGTCGCCTTCAAAGCACATTTTACCATCACGCATCACCGCATGACATTCGGTAGAAAATGGGTAAGTAAGCTCCAAGCCATATATTGAACCATCCACAAATGGTTGGCAATGCCATGGTTGAGCCTTACTGCCAGTTTTGTGCGTGTGATCACAGCCACTCCAACCTGGAATACTTAATTTTATCGGTTTTGGCGGACTTGCATTATGCCATGAGCGATACTTTACTCTAATACTTTCAGACATTTTGGTAGTGTGCCTCATAACTAAGTAAGGTGAACATGAACGACATCAACCATCCATCCAAAGGACTCAATGAGTGTAACTCGAAGAGTCCGCTGCATTATAACCCCAACAACGATCCAGTTCCAGAGAATTGTGACCCAGGAAACGCAACAAATAGCCGTGCGGTAAATGATGAGTCATTGAACTGGCTCAAAGACACAACCAATAAAAAAGTTGGTCTTGGTAGCGCCGCAAACTGCGACCCTATGCAGACCGGTCAGATATTGAATGACACGGCAGAGCCAAACAGAAATACCATTTACAGGTACTCGAAGGCAAAGAGGGGTTGCGATGACGCAATGCGTGACCTTTTTACAAATATCGTTGTGATTGATGAGAATGGCAAGGCGCACCCAATACCAATAATTTGGGGAACACAAGAAAAAGCTGTTGCAGCAATACTTCTTGACAATGTACGCAAGGACGAAACACTAGTCGTAGATAGGATCAAGTTGCCAATGCTCGCCATACATGATAGCGATATACAGTTTAACACCAATAGATATGTTTACCATAAAGCTCTGGATTACAGAAGATATTTGCGTGAAGACAACAAGCCAGGCTTTACCACGAGTGAAAAATATAATCGTGATACAGTATTCGGTTTTGCAAGAGGTATACCAGTCGATATATCATACACATTGTACGCATGGACTATGTACATGGAAGACATGAATCAAATTCTAGAGCAAATTTTGTTAAAATTTAGCCAAACGGCATATATAACGGTGACTGGCGTTCCGTATGAGATTATAGTAAAACTTGACTCTATTGCCAACAATCTGGAATACGAACCAGGTGATCAAGCAATTAGAATTATAAAATATCAGTTTCAAATGACTACTGAGACCTATATACCTCAACCGATCACCAGACAAAAAGCGGTGCTCAAAACCAAGATAGACTTGGTTGATGGGTTAACCGAAGATCAGATACATGAGGTTATGGCGAGATTGGAAGAAAGTGCAAAGGAACTTAAATGTTAGAAATTAAAAACAAGCATCGATCTCCAGTCCAGTTGATTATAAGGTCAAGGAAGTCCCCTCGCTCATTCACTTGCTTAAACATCCCAGGCACCGGATGTGGAAAAAATATTTTTTATTTAGAAGATGAAAGAGCAACTGAATACATAGACAGAGCAGTCAATGATGGATTAATCTCTGTCAAACAGGTACCGAATAATTATTTGTCAAAAAAGGGAGAATAGACTATGGCGATTTTAAAAGGGTTTCCACCATCGAACACAATTAGTCCTAGTGTTAGAATTGCAGAAAAAGACCTTAGCTTTGTTCTGCCAGAACAGACACTACACAGGGCTGCTTTAATTGGATTTGCCAGCAAAGGCCCAATTAATCTTCCTACTGTAATTGCTTCTCAGAGACAGCTGAGAAGGACTTTTGGAAATCCCCATCCAGAAACTGGCGATCCATACTTGATCTACGCAGCGGAAGCATACCTCTTGGTTGCTAACGAACTTTATGTGGTTCGTGTGGCTGATACCGATCCAGTAAGCGACGAATCTGCAACGGTTGCAGAAATTAATGTTCCAGCAGCTGGAACAATCATTGAAGTTGAATCTGCGACCGCTGGACCATACACATTTGACCAAGACTCCTTCTTTAGATGGAGACTTAATGGAACTCTCAGCGAGAGAACACTTGTTGTTCTTGAGGATACTTATACCGTTACTGAACTCGTCAATACCTTAAATGACCAAATTGACATTCAGAATGATGGAATTGAGTTTTACGAAAGCGATAGTGCAACTATTAGTGTACGCAGCAAATGGGCATATGGACCAAGTGCAGAACTTGAATTTGTATCCGTGCAGAATGCCATTTATGGTGGACTCGTATCCGAAGGAAATCCTACTGGTCTTGGAACTGGGATGTTAACCGCATCAGTTATTGGATCCATGTCAATGTTTCCTAATGTTGGCTACCAAACCCCAGGCGTATACGATCTCAATGGCTACACCGGCCTTACACTTGAAATCGTTGTTGATGGAACTGACAATGTGTTGATTGACAACATTGTTCAAACCATTAGCCTTGCCGATCTTGAAGGAAGCAGCTGGACTGCAAATGAAGTCGCTGAAGAGTTCAACAACCAGAAAGTATCCAATGGCGGAGCCCTTCCTGGCGGTTGGATTGCAGCTGTTGAGGGTGGCACATCACTATCCTTCTATACACTGCATCATGGTCGTGACGCACGCCTGCGTATCAAACCAACTAGCACCGCAGAACAAATCTTTGGTCTTTCAACCACAACTAAGATTGGCGTAAGCCCAACGGGCGTAACTGGTGATGCTGCGGATGAAACCTATGGAAGAATCAATGGCGACTCAAATAACAACAATGATATCGCTTTTATGGTTACCGCTGACACCAATGGTATCGAAGGTAACTTCACGCAAGTTGTAGTAAAGAACAATACCCGTGACAGAAACTGGGTATTTGAAATTTACAACAATGGTAGTCAAGTTGAATCTTGGGGACAGCTTACCAAGGATCCCGTTAGCACATTCTATGTTGGCAGCTATCTATCACTAGTTTCTGACTACATCCGTGTGATTGACAATACTGACATCCTTGCAGGCCCAGCTGATGGAACTTACAATCTTTCTGGTGGCTCCGATGGTATACCATCCGATCCAGACAAGCAAGACGCACTGTTGATTGGTAACTCTGTTGCCTATAGCGGCTTGTATGCAGTCAGCGAATCTGAATCGTTTGACATTGACCTTGTTGCAGTTCCTGGCCATAGCAGCACAACTGTTGTAACCGAGTTGCTTTACATGTGTCAAAATTTCCGTATGGATTGCATGGCAATCATCGATGCTCCATTCGGCTTGACTGTAAATGAAATCATTGCATGGCAAAATGGAACTCATCCGTTGAACTCCACTCGATTCGATAGTGACTTTGGTGCGCTTTACTGGCCTTGGGTTCGCATCCGTGACAATTATAACAGAGTTGATATCTGGGCACCACCAAGTGGATCTGTAATGGCTGTGTATGCACAAAGCGACCGCCTTGCTCGTCCATGGTTTGCGCCAGCTGGCTTAACCCGTGGTCTTGTTCCTGGAATCAACGATGTTTATGCAAGACCAACCCAAGAAGAAAGAGACTTGATGTATGGTTACCGAAACTGCATCAATCCGATCATTCAATTCGCAGATGCCGAAGGTTTCTGTGTATGGGGCCAAAAAACCTTGCAGAGAAGGCCTACAGCCTTGGATCGTGTAAATGTAAGACGCTTAATGTTTTACATTGAAAAGCAGATCAAGGTAAAGTCCCGATCCTTACTATTTGAACCTCATGATGAAGAATTTAGAGCAGAATTCGTAAGACTTGCAACTGTAATTCTTCAAGAAGTTCAGACTGACCGAGGTATTACAGATTTTAAAATTAAGGCCGATGCCGAACTCAACACTTCCGATGTGATCGATAGGAATGAGTTTAGAGCAAGAATTGGTGTACAACCAACTAGAGCAGTTGAATTTATGTTCCTTGAATTCAGTATTCATCGAACCGGAAGTGACTTTACCGAAAGCACAGATGCATTCTAAATTTTGAAAGGGGAATTAAAAAATGGCATTAATGCACTTAAATGAGTTGGCTACAAACACCAACTTGATATTCAAAAGAAAATACAGATGGACATTCGAAGTTACATGGAATGGTCAAAAGATCGGCAAAAATTTCGTAAAGTTGGCAAGTCGACCAAATTTGACTATTGAAGAAACTGAAATCAACTACCTTCATGGAAAGATGTGGATTCCAGGAAAAGCAAGCTGGGAAACCATCACCGTGACCTACTATGATGTTTCCAGAGCACAAAACAATGGTATCACTGGGCTTTACAGCTGGTTGGCTTCGATCTATAACTTCCAAGATACAGGCTCAAAGATGATGCAACAGACCACCATCCAAGGGGATGGAAACAATGGTGGTTGGGCTGGTCAAGGTCTTTTGCAAATGTACGATGGTTGCGGAATAGAACTTGAACAATGGCAACTTAGAGGTGTATGGCCATCGGCTGTAAACTTCGGCGACCTTGACTATAGTTCATCCGAAGAAGTAACAGTCGAATTGACCCTTAGATATTACCAAGCAATATACGAAAACAAGTGCGGTAATAGACCTGCGCCACAGTGTATTGGTTGCTAAAAGTCTGTTAACTGTAATAATCCTTTCAAAAATTGTAAAGCTCCGAATCTTATAAAGATACGGAGCTTTATTTTTATAAGAGGCTACAATGGCACAAAGAATGAGTTTTGATTATGGATTGGAAAAAACAACTGCTTGCTTTAAACGCAAGTATAGATGGCTCATGAAAATTCCAGGTGTTTCAGATGAGCCTATCGGAGCTCTACCACCAAACAAATCAGCGAGACCAAGCTTAGCTTTTAAAAGCATGGAAGCTCAGCACCTTCATGAGACTATCTTTTTCCCCGGAAAGCCGGACTGGAAGCCTGTTACCTTGACGCTATTCGATATCAAGAAAAACAAGCATCCGGTCATGGAGTGGATTAAGTTGATGTACGAAGTTGACCAAAGTTCTGTAAAGTTCAAGTATGCTACTGATGGCTTTAAAAAAGAAGGCAAACTTGAACTATACGATGGTTGTGGAGAAATTATTGAACGCTGGATATTTGAGAACATGTATATAGAGAATGCTGATTTTGGCGAGCTCGACCACAGCGATTCAAGCGTTGTTTATGTTGATCTAACTATTAGGTACGATAGGGCATATTGGGAGCAGATTTAGATATCTTCTTCTTCTTCTTTATCATTGAAGAACAAATCGTTTTTCAAAATATCACGACATTCCTCTAAGGCTTGCTCTAATTCTTTTGGCTTCCAACCAAGAACACGGCAAGCTCCGCTTTTATTGAGTCTGCCCTTCTTTGTGTATACATCCCTCTCATTGTCAAGGAGTGCATCTATAAGAGGTGCATAGCCTTTATCTATAAGTTTTTGAATTAGTTCTTGTTTTTCTAGTTGTTCTATAAGGTTGCTCATGATTTCCTTGATGTCAGTGGCATACAACATCCACTAGTTAAGTATAAAATTTCAAATAGAATTTTTCAAGTTTTTATACAAGATCATCTGTCATTAGGGTGGTTGTTTTTATATATACCCTTTCCACGATTAGTCATCGGTCTCTGCTCCATGCTCAAGCTCAAATGCTCTTGATATTTTTTTTTAAGCTCATTATAGTTCCTGGCGGTTCTGTAGAGCTGGCGGAAGTGATTTATAATGCAAGTGGTCATATAGTTGAAGGCTTTTCCCTTGTTTGGGTCAAACCTGTCAACTTTTTCAAAGCAAATCATGACGCCTTCTTGTATGGCATCATCTGCATCAATGAGGTTAAATTTGCGATATCTAGTTATGTTCTCAGAGAGAAGATAAAAGGCGATCGTTAGTTCATTCTTGAGATGGTTGTATTCCTTGAAATGAATCTCAAATTCTTTTTCGATTTCATTCCAAGATTCTGGTTTCTTGAAACCTTTTCTGCCAGATGTTCTCTTCTCTGTATCCTTGATTTCCTCAAGGAGGGTCTCAAACTTTACTTTGTTTTTCTTTACTGTTATGAATTTAGATATAAGTGATTCAAAGTTTTTGTTATTGAGGTATTCATTAGCCATTTAGCTCCTTGATTTTCGAACAAAATTATCATGGTCTCAGCTCACCCTTCCATTCGCCAATTCTTTCAAGGGCAGCTTTCTTGGCATCTAAATACCATTCGCTGACTACTCTATAATAAGAATGACTGTATAATTTTCCTGAAGTAAAACTGCGAAAATGATCAATATTTAAATCTAGAGTCCTTTCAAAGTTCTGTTCAGATCCTATAAGACGAGCTGTAATTTCATTCTGCCTCATAATATAATTGCCTAACAATTCTGTATCTGGCCAACCTGGACGCCTTGGATCTGGCTTGTAGTTACTGATGCCAAACTGATTACAAAGTCTGCGTAAGCTCCAGCCAAAGCCTATTTTGTCCATTGTTTCCATGTGATACATGGTAGCTGTATGTGAAACCATGCCCTTCCAATCTTCGTGTGACCTTGGTGATATTTCGTATCCAACAACTGGTGATGATTGATCGCACAAACTAATCAGATGCTCAAGAAAATCTCTTCTTCTCACAAATACATCGGCATGAGTTGCGTATAAATTTTTTGTCCTACACAAGGAAAATGCAAGATCCATTGCAATAGCTGGAAAATCACTTGGATGCATAGCGCCATTTAAACGAAGGCTGTGAACCTCGACATCATCTGCCCGCAATGAGACAATCTTATCAAGCTCATCTTGAGTACTGCCTGTGTCTATGATTACAATGAATGGTCTGACAGTTTGTAGCCTTAAGAGTTCCACGCATATCTCTACTTGATCAAATGTGTCGAGAACAGGGATTGCGGCAGTAATTGTGTACTCCCATGGCTTGCGGACAACCGAACCCTCCCATGGCTTAAATATGGCCATTTTGTCTCTTGTTGGAGCATGATTTATAAACATGAATCTTCCCGATATGTTTGTTGGTGTATTGGACAATCCCTACTCCCCACGATACTACAGGGAGCTAATTGCCTATTATACCGAAAAAGGTATGAACAATGAAGCCGAAGCTTTCAAAATGCTAATCCGAAAGAAATTTGATGAAAAAAATGGCGATAGTCATAACAATGAGAAATGAGTCGAAATTCTTGGAAGACTGCATAAAGTCATGCCAAGCCTTTGACTATGAAATCATTGCTGTCAACATGAACAGCAGTGATGGTTCTGACGCAATTGCCCATGATTATGGTTGCAAGGTTGTTACCGTTCCTTTCAATAACGATTATGCAATTTCAAAAAACTTAGCCATAAACGCAATTGATTATGAGTGGCTATTTTTCCTTGAACCAAATGAAAGAATTGTCAGAGGAATGGATACTCTCAATCTCGGAGAGCACGATGCAATTAGAGTCAACATAATACAAGAAAGAGTGATTACAAAGCAAACTCGCATAATTCGAAAGGCATCAACAGCAAGATTCTCAAACCCAGCATTTGAATCTATAAAATCAAACCCAACACACAGCGACATATACATTTCTCAAATTGAACGCATTCGTCAAGAAGAAAAATCAGAAATTGTTTCCAAGTGGATTACCGACAAGCCATTGTCGCCACAGCCACATTACTACCTTGCTTGTATAAACTTGGCAAATAACAAAATTGATGATTTCCTCAACAAGTCTGAAAGGTATCTTTTCCTTGAAAAATCACCACAAATGTCCTATTACATGACCAAATATTACATGGCCACCGTGTTTGCGTATGAAAAGAAAACATATGATCGTGCGTCAAAATTAATTATAGAGTGCCTCATGGCCAACCCTCTTATGGCTGAATACTGGTGCCTTCTTGGAGACATATATTACTCATTAGACAAGTTTGAAAAATCTATGCACTTTTATGATAATGCCATGATACTTGGATCAAGAAGGCTCAAAAGTGACGAATACCCATTTCATGTAGAAAAATACAAAAAACACCCAGTACAGATGATAGAAAGTTGCAGAAAGATGATTTCAACTACTAAGAACTATATGCCTAGTAAATGATATCAAGCTCATTGACAACAACTGTGACTTGATCGCCATAACGAGAAATAGCAATTTGTTTCCTACCAACGCCAAGTTTTCTAAGTTTTTCTTCAAGCTCATGTACTGAGCAATTGATGACCGAAAACTTGTTTTCAGCCATGTTTTTGGCTTCCTCCTCTATATTTCCAAGCTCACGACTTGGAAAGTAGGATCTAAGCTGTTCGCCGCAATCTCTCATTATCTTGCGATACAAAGGAAGATTGCAAGCGCATGCTGGGTTCTTAAGAAACTTATGAACTTCCTCAGTCAAATCTGGAGGAAGCGTTTCTCTGAACCTTGAATCCTTTAATGCCTGCTTGATTTCAAGAAGGGTTATCTTGCTTTGGCTCATTATACCTCGTTACAAAAATCATTCTTCCACAATTTGGACACTTCGACTTAGGTTTACCACGCCTCATTGGCGGTGGTTCTATAGATTTTTTTTCAAAATCATATTTTGGTATGCCAATCTGTATATCCGAGGATTTGCTGAGTGACAATGAATTTGATTCATTGCCATCAAATATCTTCTTGTAGTGGCAAAATTGACAATACAGTTGATAAGTTTGGCTACTCATTGTTATCTGGCTTTTCTTGTGGCATGTTGATTATGGTGGCTGATTCAATCCAATTAAGTATCATAGCAGCAAAGTTAGAAAGGAAGCCACCAGCACAACCACAAGCAAAAACAACGGAAGCGATTGCAGCTAAATTATCGCCCGTTGCAAAAAGAATGTATCCCATAAAAAAGCCACACCAGGTACCACAACACATATAACATTCAACCACATCGCCAATTTTTGGCATACCAATCTTTTGCGTTATATTCTTGAAAATCCTTCTAAATGGCTCCATTATTGAACCATCAACAATGATGTGTGCCATGCCAATAGTTGCGAATGTAAACAAAATAAAATCTTGCATCTCTACCTCCATAAAGTTATTTCAATCTTTTCACCTTCACGATACACAGATAAATCAGTGAATCCATCATAATTACAGATAGATTCCCCCAATTGGTCAATATCACACGATATATTCTCAACCAACTTGTCACTTGTGCGCAAAATCGACATATCCTCACCAATACAATTGCTGATTTTGGTAAGCATACCATCATCAAGTGCATTCATAAGGTTTAATATTGCCCTTTTACCCAAATCTTTCATTCCTGGTATACTTTGAGATATCTTCCATTGCCCAAGAAACGGCTTCAATTCTGGCAAGCAAGAAAATATTGCCGAGTTCTGAAAAATTATTTGCTCAATATTTCCAAGATTTATTTGCATGTCACTATTTTAAAGCCAAAGGCACATTAATGCAATATCAGGAGTAATACTATGACAGATGATTTGAACCTCAATAAGAATGAAGCCGGCATGAACATCAAGGGCAATGTGCCGCAAGAATTTCTCGATGTCCTTCAACAGAAAAATAACAATCAACAAGATGAAGTTCCTTCGTCACAGTTACAAAAGCCAAACCAAGCCTTTGGTTCTTTGCGTGACAAGAACCAAAACAATACCCCAAGCATTTCCAAAGCTCCGGCTACATCTAGCTTCCCACAAAGTAATCAAAGTGGTAGGTTAAAGGAACTGCTTGAATCCCTTAGAGGCAACCTTTCTCAATATGAAGAAGTTCAATTGCCATCTAAAGGAAGATTTTACGATGGGACAAATGGTCCATCTGATGGAATTGTCCACATCCGCCCAATGACCGGTGAAGAAGAGCAAATCTTGGCAACTCCAAGATTCGTTCGTAAAGGTCAAGCAATCAACATGATTTTCCAAAAGTGCATTAAGGAAAATTTCAAAGTTGAAAACATGCTGACTACTGATCGAACTTATCTCTTGCTGTACTTGAGAACCATATCTTATTCTCACAGTTATGATGTTGAAGTTAAATGTACTGAATGCTCCACAAAGTTCAGTACTAATGTTGACCTCAGCAGCCTCTATGTCAACCAGTGTCCAGTTGATTATGGCCCAGTCCTTGAAGACACGCTTCCAAACTCCAAATTGAAGTTCGGGTATAAATTGTCCACAGGTAGAGATGAGCAAGAAATCAATGAGTACCGTGAAAGACGACTCAAAATGTTTGGCGACACAGCAACCGATGACACATTGACCTACAGAACGGCACAGTTAATTGAAAATATTGATGGAATCACAGATAAGATGGAACTGCAGATTCTTCTCAAGAGTCTGCCTATCAATGATGTGTCATATATACGAAGTATCATCAACGATCCTCCATTTGGCGTTGATACAAATGTTGAAATAAATTGCCCAAGCTGCCAAGCTGAATTTTCAATCGAACTGCCGCTTGAAGCAAATTTTTTCTTCCCCCGTCGGAGGAGGGAAAAGAACACCCAAGCTTAGCCCTAGGAAAAAACCTCCTCGAAGAAATATTTTTCTTCATGTATCATCTGCAACAAGATATGGGTAAAACACTAATCATGCCCGTAAACATCAGACAGTGGATGATACAAAGGTTCATTGAGCAAAAAGAAAAAGAAAATGAGGCCATCGAGGCCGAGCGACGCAAATCAGGCAACAAGAGAAGATAAAAAATGCCAACCAAAGAAAGAATGCAGAATCCAACCTGCAATGACACCATTAGGTTGAGACTTTTCTCTTATAATAGCAACAATAGAGCAGACCTTCAGTCGGTTGATCGAGTAGATATCTATACGCTCGATCCAAACGAAGTAACTTCGATCAACCCCGATGGTCGCCGTCTTGTAGAGACATTTGAAAGCCCCAGTATTGTATCCGAAGGTACAGGAGCCTACTATCTTGATGTTAGTGCATCGAGCCCACTCTACACTATCGGAGATTATCTTGATGTCTGGAAGGTAACCTTTAAAAGCACCGGATGCGAACAAGCAGATATCAGTAATACTTTCAGACTCTATCCAGAATTATGGTTCACTTCTCCAATACCACCAGTTTACGACTTCTCATTTGGCTTCAGACCAAATCGCATCGTAAAGGGAACAAAGCGTTATCTTATCGTACAGATAACGCCTAATGTGCCTCGAGGTGCCGATCTTCAGCCGTACTACGAAAATCTCGCCATAGTCTCAGATTTGCGTATATCGATCGAAAAGGCCTGCGGGGATTGTGTCCCTCAGGAAAAAGATTTACGATTGGTTGTTGATCGGCAGCTCGTGGATTATAGAGAAAAGATGTATGCGTATTACTTCATTGATACCAATGATTATGATGCGGGAATTTACAATGTTTGGTTTGAATTAGATTATGCAGAAAACACTTTTGTCAGTGAAAAAAACCAAATTCAAATTTTCGAATGATTTCTTTTAAATAATAAGCATTTATGATATTATCTTGGCCTGGAGGTCGAGATGAATATTGATTACAAGCTTGACGAGTGGATAACTCACAACGAAAATGTTCTACTAATTGGAAAGCATGGAGTTGGAAAGACTGCCATTATCAAAGCTGCGTTTGAACGCAATAAGATAAAATGGAAGTACTTCAGCGCCTCAACCATGGATCCATGGACAGACTTTGTCGGCATACCAAAAGAAGCCACCAAAGTTGTTGCTGGAGAAAATGTAAGCTTTATAAAAATGATCAGGCCACTTGACTTTGCCTTGGGTGAAGTCGAGGCGATATTCTTGGATGAGTTCAACAGGTCGCCAAAGAAGATCAGAAATGCCGTCATGGAGCTAATACAATTCAAAAGTATCAATGGTGAAAAATTCCCGAATCTAAGAATGGTTTGGGCTGCCATTAATCCAGACGATGACATCGAAGCATACGATGTTGAAAAGCTTGATCAAGCGCAGCTTGATCGATTTGAAGTTCACAAACGCATTGATTACAAGCCTGATGTTCAATATTTCAGAAGCAAATTTGGAAGAGCAGCAGCCGATGGGGCTATATCATGGTGGGCCGAACTTGATGATGAAACAAAAAACATCGTCTCACCAAGGCGTCTAGATTATGCCATGATTGCACATGCTAGAGGCGGCGATCTCCGTGATTACCTTCCGCAAGAAAGTGGTATATCCAAGTTGATACAAACGCTGCGTGAGGGGCCAACCGGAGATAAGCTATCTAAGTTCATGAATGAAGACGACAAAAACTCTGCCGAATTATGGCTACGCAATGAAAACAACTTCTCATCAGCTATGAAGTACATACAAGAAAGCAAAACGCTGATGGAATGGTTTTTGCCATTGGTCGGAAACGAAAAGCTAGTTTCCTTTATGTCGATAAGCGATAAGGCTCTAAAACACACTCTTGCCTTGTGTTCAGATGTTGAAAAATATGGCTTAGTTCTTAATGACATAATAAAAGCCAACAGTGATATTAAGCTAGTTGCAAAAATAAAGCGTTACTTTACAGTAAATCCAGATGTTGCAAAAAAATTCAGTGAGACAATGCAAGCCTTAGAAAGAAGCAAGTCAAAATGAAATTTATCAGCTCAAGAGAATGGTCTGAGCTTGCGATGCAGCTTGAAAATCACCATGCCATTTTCTACAAGCTTTGGTTTGTTGGACAGCCAACCCTATCTGATGCAATACCAACGGCCGCCGTTGAGTTCGATAAAACTGGCAACTACATAAATTTCATATTCAACCCAAAATTTTGGAATTCACTTGGAGTGCAAGGAAAGCTCTTTTGCATTTGCCATGAAATGCTTCACATAATTCTGAGTCATGGAAAAAGAACCAACAATATGGTTGCTGGGGAAAAAGTTGCTGCCAATATATGTCTTGACCTAGTCGTTAACCACACCCTCATCAATGGCTTTGGATTCTCAAGAGATATTATAGAAAGCGACATATCTTCGGCATTGGAAACCAAGATTGGCGAACAATGCCTTTGCTGGGTAGATACGATATTTAAAAGCGACAAAATAAGCGACACCATGCATTTTGAGTATTACTACAATCTATACAAGGAAAAATTTGGCGACGGAAGCCCAATGATTGCAGCTGGGGTCAATGGCGGTTGTCTTGATGACCATGGGTTTTTCAGCAAGGATTGGGACGAATTTCTATCTGGGATGGCAAAGGATTTTTCCAACGACGACATGTCGGCCATAAAAAATCTTCTAAAAAAACATGGAGACGCTTCATTTGCGGGTATTGGGAACGGCATGTGGATTCATGCAGACCCAACCAAGATAAAACAGAAGCGACGATGGGAAACAGTCATAAAATCGTGGGAAAGACAACACACACAAGACAGCTATGGCATAGCAGAACAATGGTTAAGGGTTTCTAGAAGCCACACCTTGCTTGAAAGATGCTTGTTCATGCCCAGTGAGGTTGAAACATATCAAACGATAAAATCCGAATGTAAAATTGATGTTTTCTTCTTCATGGATACATCTGGAAGCTGCATAAGCAATAAGGACAGATTCTTTTCTGCGGCTGGAAGCTTAAGCAAGTCAAAATTTAACACTAGGATTTTCTGTTTTGACACGGAAATAAAAGAGACATCAGTAAGTTCAAGAAAAATATATGGTGGCGGCGGAACAAACTTTTTTCCTATAGACACATTTGTGAGACAACACACAAAAGATCATGGCAATCATCCAAGCATATTCGTTCTGACAGATGGGTATGGCTATGGTGATACCATAAGGCCATTACAGCCAAAAAAGTGGAACTGGTTTATAACAAGGAATGGTACAAACTCACAAATTGACAAAATCTGTAACATCTTTATGCTTGAAGATTTCATCTAAGATTTTTCAATCACAAAAAACTTGTTTAGTCGTGTTATTTCGAATACTTCCATAATATCATCATTCAAATTTATGAGCTTAAGACTACAGCTTCTTTCTTTGAGCTTCTTATTCATAGTAATAAGCTTTCCAAGAGCAGAGCTTGAAATATAGCTTATTGTGGCAAAGTCAAGCAAAACAGACTGGCCAGCCTCCACCTTTGAGGCTAAATCGAAAAGCTCAGTACCAAGATCCACTATAAATTTCTCATCAAATATTTTTGCTTCTTTGAATGAAACGGTAGTCACATTTTCAGCAAATGAAATGTTTATAAGATTCATGAATCACCGCCTTTCTTGATATAGATATTTACTTTTTTAAGAAAAACAAATAGAGAATGTTTTTTTTGTGAATAAATAAAGAACAAACTTACAACAATGAAATTTCAAAAAAAAGAAGAAATTTAATCTTACAAAGGACATCATGAAAACATTTACACAATTTTTAGAACAAAAAATTAACGAACAAATGGATATGCCACCAACACAACCACCAGCTATGGTTAGACAAGCGGACAATAGAAACGAAAAAGACGAAATTTTAAAACAAAAAAAGCTAAAATATTTTAATGAAAAATTTCAAGATCTTAGACCTGATGGTAAAGAAGCTATACAATACTGGGTATTTGATAGAGATGTTAGCATGGAAAATTTTAAATCAATAGCTAATCGCATTGAAGATTTAACTCGTAATAATAAATGTAAATTTTTAACTCTTGATATTGGCGTAGCAATTAAATGGTTTGATAAAGAAAAAGAAAAATTTGTAACCTCTTTTGCCAAGTCTGAATTAAAAGAATTTATAGAATTGTTAGAAAAAATAATTCCATCATCTCCTATGAAATCTAATCCTATGCCATCAAATATCGGAGATTACTTACCTAAAAAATAAATCAAAACTATTGTAAAACAAACAATATTAATCAAGCTTCAAAAAGAAACCATCTTCAATCTGTAAAAGAGTCTCAAGTGAAACTCCAGTCCAATCACCATACTTGATAGAGTGCTTAAACAATCTTCCCTCTAAATCATCGGTCTTCAAAAAAACAAGCCAAGGTCTTCTGGTTCTTTTCCAGCAAAGCATAGGCTTTCTGTCGCATCTTGTTGCGTCATTCTGTGATTGCTCAAGGAAGCTGTCTAATTCGTTGCTTCCATGATGAAAGATGGAATTCAAATCAATGTTGTCATACCCGCCTTTGGACTCAAGACAAAACTTGAAATTTCCTGGGACAATTAAATCGCCACTAAAGACATCCCTGGCGTGTTTTGGCAAATGGTTGACTTGACTCCACCTGTTTCCACTTCCAACAGATCTTGAAAAATCCGCACAATTAAAGCGTCCATTCAACATCTTGGTGAGCTCTCGCTCAACACGGCTGCCCTTTTGCTTACCATTGACCTTTTTCTTTGCCTTTTTACTCTTGTCACGATTGCTGATTATGTCATCAACAACAAAGTCTTCATCATCAAAACCATCTTTCATCTTTCTCCCTACCCAAATAGCCTTTCGATTTCCGAAAGACTGCTGATCTGCTCCTCAAGCATCTGCACAAGCTGCTTTATGTCTGAGGATCCCATTGATTTGCACCTTAACAACACTTGAGATGTTGCATAGATGTTCTGGCATGTGGCTGTCATTCTCTTTATTTGGCTGTCAACCATATTAAGAAGCTTGTCATCCTCATCGAGTGATTCGTCCTGAACCTCTTCATTTAAAGTAGTAACTACATCCAAGGTAACATCATCAACTGCAAAATCAAACTTTGTGATTGCTTCTTGTAATGGCTTAGGATCGGTACGAACAACCATATGTCTTGTTGGCTTGCCAGCATAGATCATCTGATTATCTATTTGGAAATGCCACACCTCATCTTCAGGAACCTCAGAAATCTTGGCATTTATAAGTGAAAGATGTCCAAGTTCAAGAGCCGATTCCCTCCATATGCTTGGCTCAGAGAAGAAAAAAACTTGACCTAGTTCAGACCTTAGATCGGAAACCCACAGCGGTCTATATCTATTTCTAAAAAGCCATAGATTCCTAGAGTTGTTCGGCTTCCACTCGCCTATGCCAACCGCCATATGACTCTCGTTTATCAAGGAAAAAATGTCTTTAATACCAGCCATCCTATGTCGTTCGGGAATATCACCAACATAAGCATCAAGATCAGCATCGCCATATATGTGTGCCGCTTGCTCGAATATCCTAAGAAAAACCTCACTGTCACACTCAGACCCAACCCTATATCTTTGAACTATTTCATGGTATTCGTGGTCATCAACCTTGCCATTGTGGATTACAGCTAAATTTCTTTTTTTACTTACAAATGGATGATTGTTCTTATTTTTTAGAGGGCTTCCACTTCCCTTGCTGGCGCCCCTTGCATGCACAAGTGCAATATTGGCATCTATATTTGAATTTCCGAGCCATTTATCTGAAGCCACAAGGCTACTAGATTTGCCTGGCTGCTTATGATAATGAACCTTACCATTTTCGCCAAACTCAGACATCCAATATCCAGCAGCATCTATGCCCCGTGATTCAACTCGGTTGAATAAACACGATAGAATAGAGAATGACATGCTCTTGTTTTTGGATTTACCTATGTATCCAGCTATGCCGCACACTTTGATCTCCTAGAGATTCTTGAGGTCTCCGGTGCTGCCGCCAAGTGGCTTGGCTGTGTCTGGTGGTAGATCACCTGGACTTGTAGGCTCAACAGACATTGCGTCACTAGGAGGCACAGTCGCCTTGCCCGCTCCTGGTTTTCCAGACTCCGGTTTGTTAACTTGTTTGATGTCTTTTAGCTTTGTTGGATCATCTGCCGCAAGATTGTTTATTGGACTTCCAATCTTCTGAACAAGGCGAAGCATGGCCTTGGATGACATCTTTACGGCATCTGGTAGTGGTATGGCCTTTTCATTATCTGCATATTCGCCAGAAACAGACTTTGAAAGCATTACGGCAATGTCGGCAAGCTTCTCAAGGTATGATCTGTGATCCCTAGAATCCAGACCTTTGATTGGCGTTCTGATTTTTTCAATGATATTGTTGGTTGCAACAATTGTCGCTTGGTTTTTCTTATCTGCAATACTATCAAGATCTTGCAGCATTGAGTATATGTCACCCAATTGCCTTGCAAGGCCAGCAGTATCCTCTAATAACATAAATTGCCTAAAATTCATGATTTATTTATGGTTTCAAGGCTAGGTTTTTTATTTTTAAGTGCAGCCGAAATTAGCCCTACAAACAACGGCGATGCCATAGTGAGCCTACTCTTAAACTCTGGGTGTGCTTGTGTGCCAACAAAGTATGGGTGTATATCGCTACCTAACTCCATGATTTCAACAAGATTTGTCTGTGGGTTTCTGCCACTCACAATGAATCCATTAGACTCAAACTCTTGAACATACACATCGTTGACTTCAAGTCTGTGCCTATGCCTCTCTTTGATCAATTTCTGTCCATAGAACTGGTACGCCAAAGAGTCTTTCTTGAGGTCGCAGTCATATGTTCCCAAACGCATACTTCCTGATTTTTTAGCAATATTATCTTGCCCTTGAACATATTTCACAACAGCATGCGCACAATCTTTCTGAAACTCCATACTATTGGCATCTTCATGACCACAAACATTTCTAGCAAATTCAATAACTGCACACTGCAACCCGAGGCATATGCCAAGAAATGGTATTTTCTTCTCACGGACATACTGAATTGCTTTAATTTTACCTTCAATGCCACGATTGTCAAAACCGCCAGGTATGACAATACCATCAAGATCATCAAAAAATTTATGATAACCTCTAGCATCCTTGTATTTTTCCAATTCTTCTGACTTATGCCACTTAACAATAACCTTGGCATCGTTTGCTATTCCGGCGTGCAACAATGCTTCTTTTAAAGAAATGTATGCTTCATCGCAATTGTCGTATTTTCCAAAAATTCCAATTGTAATAGGTTGAAATTGGTTGTTGGTATATTTGTCCACAACTTCACGGTACTTGTGTATTCTGCAAGCACTTCTGTTGAGATGTAAAAGATCGACAAAAAGATCGTCTATGTGCCGATCATAAAACGCCAATGGAACTTGATAAATGGAATCAAGATCGGGTGCGTCAAAAACAGCCTCACGATCAACATTGGAAAGTTGTGAGACTTTTTGAAGTATCTTGTCAGGTATTGGGTTTTCGGTTCTGCACAAAATAACATCAGGTTGCAAACCATGTCTCTGAAGTTCTTTGACAGCATTTTGCAATGGTTTTGTTTTAAATTCCTTGATGGTTTTGACCCAAAGGATAGGAGCAACTAAAACCATAACCACATTTGATCGTTGTTTTTGCTTGAAAAGCCTGATTGATTCAAAAAATGCAAAGCTTTCCGAGTCCCCAACTGTGCCACCGACTTCGGCTATCACAATGTCATGTGTTTTTCCAAGATCAACCAATCGTTTTTCAATCTTGTCTGTCAAGTGTGGATTGACTTGTATTGTCTCGCCAAGATATTTGCCTTGCTCTTGCTCCTCAATGAGTTCTTTCTGCAAGATACCATGAGTGCATATGTTGGACTTGCTTACAGTTATGCCAGCTATTCTTTCATAGTGTCCCAAATCGAGATCGGTCTCAGTGCCATCATCACAAAGAAAGCACTCGCCATGCTCTCCAGGCCCAAGAATACCAGCATTGACATTGTAGTATGGGTCAAACTTAACAAGCGTAACATTGTGACCCCTAAGCTTAAGTAAGAGGCCTATGCTTGCAGCAGAGACACCTTTGCCAGTACCAGAAATAACACCACCAACAACAAAAATGTATTTAGCCATTCTAAAGCCTCATTAATTCTATTATTTTCTATTAGAGTAAGCTTTAAAAAATGCCAAATTAAAATAATTGACACGCTCCTCCAGCACAAGCAACATTTTCCATAAGCTTAGTGTTGTCTTCTTCTTCATACATGGCAGTATAATCTACATCCTTGTAAACTCTACTCAAATCTTCCCATAATTTATTGTTGTTTATGTCTTTCAAAAGGTAAGTGAGTTCTTTGACATTATTCTGCAAGTGTCTTTCGGCAAATTGTTTGGATCTTCGAACCCAATCTTTTTGCAAGTTGTAATGAACCCATTCTGATTGTAATTTTTGCATTATTTCATCATTTAATTTTTCTGGAACTTTCGGCTCTTGAACTTCGAAAACACCTAAGGCAGCATCACAGGCTCTCCACAAATTGTTGTAAAACGCATGAAGTGCATCAACAATTAATCCAGAAGCAAAGATGCAACCTTTCCCATATTTGCCTACTATTTCGTCAACTGTAAGAACTCTGGTGAATGGAGCTTGTGGATAATCCAAATCTCCAGTAGAACCAAGCAAAGATATGCCAGCAAAACTTTTTCTGTTATCGTAAATAAAACTTTCGACCGCCGACCATTCGTGATCATAAACATTGATCGTGTTGCTGACATTGTGAGACAACCAAGGAGCAGCACATATCTCTTTTCTTTTTCCACTCTCAATCCAATTTTCTTGTGTGAGTTTTACATATTCAAGCAATTGAATCGCATCAATGTTAGCTTTGGTCAGAGCATCTTTATGAGTCTCTATGAGAAAACTTATAACTTTGTCTGTTCCATTTGCACTCCATACCGATGTATCTATTGCGCTTGGATTTATCGTTGAGAAATGTTGAATTGGATTTTCCATAGCGTTACTTTGAACTCTACGAATGTATCTTTCGGCATGATGTGGATGAATACCACTCGATGTTTGCAAAATGCAAGAAGTAGTTCCAGCAGGTTTTACTGTTGTGCTTCTTGCTGACAAATTAATTCCAATTTTATTTGCAATATCAGCATTTACTTCCAATACCAATCCAGCCATTTCTCTCTGAATGGAAGGATCAAAGCAAATATTAGGATTATCCATCATGCCTGTGATCGAAACGCCGAGTAAGGATTCTCTTTTCGTTATGCTTTCGCTTATAGAACCCAAGTAATCAAACTTTGTATATCCAGATTGCAAAGTTCCAATTATAGAAGCAACTCTAACAGCCAAAGCAAAATTTTCTTTTGATGTTAATTTGCTTCCATTTATTTCAGTCAAATTACAAAATTGAAATCCAGAGTTTCCAAATTCGTCATATCCTCTGAGCGATATTTCGTTGCAAGGGTTAAACAATTGTTCGTTAACACAATCAGTCCAAACAATTCCAGGCTCTCCAAATTGTTTGGTTGATTCAAACAATTTGTGATATTCTTCAAATGTAGTTGTCGCTTTGTCTAGCAAAACCGAATTGTTGCTTCTGGCTCTTTGTGGGTTTTCATAGTACCAAGACCCAGTTTTTGCAGTCATCATTTCATTGTCTTCTTTGGAAAACAAAACAATAACAGCAGATCTTCTGATTCCACCGCTAAGAACGCAATCGCTTGCATGCAAAAGATAATCCATGCAATCTATTGGTCTGATTTTTCTAAGATTCAATTCCAAACAATTATTCATTAATGAACGACATTTTTCCAAACTGTTCTCCAAGGGCTTGTGACCTGGAGCCTTTCCGATTCCATAAGACAAAGGTGAACCTTGAGGTCTTATTTTGGAATAATTGAAAGATACTCTTTTGCCATAATATTCATGAAATTGCAAATGTGGCAAATAAGATGCAAGTAAAACTCCAAATGCATCCGCCCATCCTTCTATAGAATCTTCTATTTCGTAAATCTTTTCTTCGGAAAAATCTGAAGTACTTTTTAAACCATTGTGAAAATTAGGCATTTTATCAACATGGTTTTTAGTCACGCTAACACCAACGCCGCAACCACAAAGCAGAAGCCATATTGCTTCTTGGAAAAAACTAGGTCGATCACAATAACCAGCAGAACAATTATAAATCCTAGCTTCTTTTTTCAAAATTGGAGTTCCACCAAATTGCAAAGCTCTTTGACTTCCCAAAGCAACTTTGTTGTGAACATGCTCAAATGCGAAATTTATCTCATCTGCCACCATGGGGAATTTTGTCAAATGCATGTTTTTGACACGCTCAATAGCTTCATGCCAAGTTTCTCTTCGTTTTAATTCTTTGTTATAACGAGCATAACGAGAAACGAATGTATAATCCGACAATGCTTTAGTTGACATTTTGTGCCTCTTTAATTTAATTTGGGAATGTATCTAAGAGATTAAACAAAAAATTTAAACAAAAAAATTTTCTATTTTTTAAGAATCGTAAATCCACCCTCATGCACAAGGTTCATGGTGGTTGCGGTTTCAAGCATCTTTATCAAGTCTTTATCGTGTGTTGTAACGAAAACTTGTTTATCTTCCATCAGTTCTTGTATCATGTTGTAAATTCCTTGAACACCAATCGGATCTATGTTTGTGGTGACCTCATCAAGAAAGACAAGGGATGGAGCCGTACCGCAACTCAACATCATTATGTCAGCAAAAGCTTGTGAAACGGCAAGATTTAGCCTTCGTCTTTGGCCTGCCGACATAGCATGGTAAATATACGGATCGCCATCAGCTGGATTTCTCTCTATAGTTTCGTTAAATTCGCTATCAAACCGGAGTGCGATCTTATTGTCGATGAGAAATTGCAGCCAATAAGCTATACGATTGTTCAGCTGTGGTATTATTCCATCGACAACAATTTTCCTTATACCCTTATCACCAAAGCCAGCTTGCCAAAATTGATAATGCTTAAGATTATCTTCGTGTTCCTTAATGGAATCAGACTTTTTTATGCAGATGTCTTTGCTGAGATCCAGTTCTTCACGCTCTGATTCGATGATGTCATCAAATGGAGTCTTGCCAGCAAGCTCCGAATGCTTTGTGCGTATTTGCTCTTCTAACATCTCTATCTCTTGTTGAAGCAAAAGTTCTGTGCTATCAACTTTTGGCTCCTTGACCTTGATTGCCTCAGATATTTTGATTCGCCATTCCCTTATTTCGGCATTGGCTTTTGATATCGCCAGTTCTTTGATGGATATAAAATCTTTAACTTTTTTTTGTTTTTCAGAAAGATCCTTCATTTCATCAGACAATTTTGTTGCATCTTGCATCAGTACATTTAATTTGTCTTGATGTGTGGCGATTATACGCTTGTCCTCATCAATTACCCTCTGAATGTTTGATTCGTCGATAACACCAAAGCATGTGTCACAAAGAGATCCATGTTCATGATTCTCTAGTTTCTTTATATGCTGATTTTTTAAATCAATATTGCGCTGTTCGGTAGAAACATCAGACTTAATTTGATCCGCTTTGGATCGTAGGGATTGGGCGACATCTTTTAGTTTCTCATTTTTATCTTGAGCGAGATCAAGCTTAGATTTTTCATCGGCAACAACTTTGTCCAAATCATCAATATTTGTAGTTCCATCTTGTATTACCTTCTGAGCTTCTTGATATGCAAGGATATCTGTTCCATGAGATGATTTTCCAAGCTTTGCTTTTTTTGCATCTAAAATTGTTTTTGAATTTTCAAGTTCCTTAGCTTTTGTTTTTACCCATTCAGACTGTTTGATTTCAGTTTGCTTGAGGCGCCTTTCGCCTTGATCCTCATTAGACTTGAGGATTTCATATTCACGACTTAGAACCTTTATCCCTGCGGTTGTTTCAGAAACAAGCTTTTTTGCCTTGTCGTGTCTATCACGAAAAGAAGAAAGCGATAATAGATTCTCGACTATTTCACGCTTCAACGGAGCACCAGCTTCTAAAAAGCTTGCGGATTGATCATCTGTGAAAACACATATACTTACAAATGACTCATAGGTCAAACCAATGATTCCCTCTAAGATGGCTTGGGTTTCATCCATACTCCCAGTGGTCAATTCCGAACTCTCATTCCATTCGTTACTCTCACTCTCCCAAAGCTTTAAAGAATTCTTTTTTCTTGTTCGTACAACTCTGTACTTATCCCATATAATTTCAACAAGACAATCTTTTCCAACAAGGTTGTTTATTACGCCATCCTTTGTGATTGCCGATGGCTTTTTTATGGTTTTGCCAAATAGACCATAGCAAATTATTTCTTGGATGCTGCTTTTGCCAGAACCATTGGAGCTTATCTTTACTTCGTCGGATTGCAGAGGGCTATCGACACTTTTGACATCCCTGTTCTCGCCACGGAGGAAAACTAAATTGCCATAATCGGCAAATTTCACCTCCACGCCACTTGGGCCAAAGCAGAGGAAGTTCTTGGCAAACGCATATTTGATGTTAAGATTTCTCATTCAGAGAAGATAATTTATTTTATAAAAAATTTCAAGATCATGTCTGCAAATTCGGTTCGATCCCACTGATGAAAGATTACATACTCTTCACCGCATGGCCTAAATGCCTTATTTGAATGAAATTTAGGTTTTTCTAAAAGAAATGATTGTTTGACACCTTCGCCAGTAAGGCAAAAAGAGTCAGAATTTGGATAGTGTACAAAAACAGACCTTGATGGCATGTGTTGCACTACAAAATTCATTGTCGCTTGGTCTGTGCATGATGGTCTTGCAGAACAATTTGTCCACATTAAAAAAGCAAAATCACAAGCTGATTTCTTTTGTGCCATCATGACGCCACCATTGACAACCGGCCAACCAGAGAAATTACAAAGATCTTCTTGTGAAGCAATTTGTAAGGCCATTTGGTCTCGCATATTGAATTCTGATTTGAAATGTTCAAAGCCTTCACAAGAGAGGTGTACCTTGTCATCCTGGCAAAACTCAAATGGGTATCTTTGAATTAAAACATCTCTCGAATCTGTAACAAGAACCATATCAAAGTCGAAATCCTCCATGAATTCCCAATAAGAACGCCATCGTTGCGTAAAAAATGCTTTGTTTTTTCTTTTGACATCTACAACTTTAAACCCACAAGACTCTATCTGGGAACGGTGATTAAAATCCATACCATCAGTTAGACAAATAAGGCTAGAATTTCCGGCAAGACTTGATGCGGATAAAAAATAAACTTGATACAATGGCCAGTTTTCATCAGAAATGTTGCTGGCATATGTCAAAAAAAGATTCAAATTTCTCTTTTCCCAAGCATTTTTAGCTTAATGTGTTGACGCTGATTTTCAAAAAATAAACCATTCCATTTCGCATGATGCTCTGGTTGTCTTTTTTCAAAAGAAAGATCTGATCTTTCAATTCCATCTGGAAGCTGCTTAAGTCCAGTACTGTAATGAATAAATTTTGCGCTTTCAATATGTTCTGTGTCTAAATCCAAACAGTTCCAAGATGAATCAAGCTTAGACATTTTTCTGTTATTTGAAAGAAAATCAACCATGGATGGCATCAAGCCGCAAACATTTTCAAATTTTCTATAATCACCATAAGAATTCCAAGCTTCATTGTTTCCACAAACTAAACCCATGCTAAAATTTTCACAAATGTGCAGATTCCCATCATTCGACTCATCAAACATAGGGTTTATGTCACCATTGAAATAACCATCAAAATCAATGTAGGCAAAAACCCCTGGGCTATGCTTTTGAAGCTCAGCAATCTTGCCAAAAACTATCTGCCGCCTGTTGTTGTCATCGTCCTCATGTAACACCGCTATTTCATTGGACTTAAGTATATCCAACACCCTTTGTCGCTTGTATCCAAGCGAAATAAGAACAACCATACCATCGAATTTAGAAACTTCACGCAAGGAACCAACCCATCCAGCGCCAAACCTATCAAAATATTCCTCTGTGAAGCTTGAAAAAATGAACTTGTTCAATCAATACCCCCTTCGCAAATCATCTTGCCAACTTTTATAAGCTTTTCCCTATCAAGGCCATCATATCCAACAGCATCGACATACTGCTGAATCATATCATCTTCTCGCAAAATTATGTTTTTTGCTTCCTCAATGACCTTGTCGTCGACTTTTCTCTTTTGCTGCCTTATTTCAAGGCTACCAAGCGTTTTGTCTTTGGCTATGTCTTTTCTCATGTCCAACAAGTCTGTTGCTGATATATCATCAACAACCACTCTCACGAAATTCTTATCAAGGTCATGGCTACTAACCTCATCCGGTCTCAAAACAAGATGAATTGGACTAAAATCATTCTTGATATAAGACTGATCCCCACTAACACAATCAAGTAGCACAATGTGTTTTTCTTGAAACGCCTCACCAAAAGATAGCTGAAGTGGCGATCCAACATATTCAACATTTGGTTTGAGTATTTGCTCAGAATGATAGTGACCAAGAAAAACTTTTTTGTAATCCTTGAATAAATTAGTGCTAACCTTGACCATTTCGCCGTCATGTTCTATTGCTACATCCGAAATAGAGCTTCCATGAAGAACGGCGCCATCTATGGCCAAATGACCAAGACAATATTCCATATTTCCAGCTTGCTTTGAAAGATTGTCCATTGCCAGTATTGGATCATGGGTGAATGGTATGAAATCCCATGAAGCCCCAGCAATGGTCATCCTAGTTGGCTTATCTATGATGTACATATTTGGGAGACTACCCAATGGGGTCACGCTACTTATGCTAGTATCTTCATTGAACCACATATCGTGATTTCCGAGCAGAACATATAATTCAAAATCATTTGTGCTAAGATTTTTCTTAAGAACCTCAAATGTCCTCTGGTATGTGTAAACATCAATTTTTTGCCTGTCATGGAAAAGATCGCCACCAAACAATATGGATTTGACACCATTTGATTTTGCTTGGTCAAAAACCCACTGTAAAACGGAAAGGCAATCTTCAAGCCTCTCGTTTCGCCTTTTGTGAGGATGTATGTGTATGTCACTGAATATGAGAACCTTATTCATGCTAGTAACCTCCAGAAAGAGATTACAGCATTACTTGATGTGTAGCAATCCCATTTTATTTGTTGTGGAACAACTTCTCAAGCTCTGTCCAAACATTGTGTGTTTTAACTTTTTGAGCAGGTTTTGTTTCCGTAGGAGGTGCCCCACCGCCACCCATAGGAGGTGCCCCGCCACCCATAGGAGGCATTCCGCCACCCATAGGGGGAGCTCCACCACCGCCCATAGGAGGCGCTCCTCCGCCTGGAGGCGGGCCACCTGGAGGCATTGCGCCGCCTGGCGGCTCGTCTGCTTCGTTGAACATGGTTTCTATATATTGTCCAAAAGTTCTCATACAAGTATATATGAGTGATCAGAGAGATTCATTAATTGCATAGAGGTATTTCATGATCTCAATTTTTTCTGCAGTGGACACAATTCCATCATCGCAGCAAACAAGCATCTGAAGCATGGCATTTTGTCAATGTCAAGGCTGCCAACATCAAACCATCAATCTCAAGTTTTTATGGTTTGAAAAAAACGAACTTTTTTAAATTGTAAACAGCTAGATAAATCATGACAAAATTTGAAAGTTTTGGCTTTGGACCATTCATCGGCAAATGCAAGCCAACGGCAGACTACATACCCGTTGGGGCTTGCAGCGACCAAAATACCGAGAAAAAAAACAAAAGAATAAGAAAAGGTGAAGATCCATTTAAAACAAATTACAAGAACAAAAGTAAAATAAAAATTGAGTCATTTAAGTCGTTTTTGGCAAAAAGAAATACTGAAAATGATGAACAGAAATTTGAAAAAAATAGGTAAAGAGAAAAATGGCAAACGAACTTATAATCAGAAATGGATTGATATTGTTGGGAGGCATTACATTTCCTTATGTTGCCAAAACAAGCACATACACTATAGGAGGTGAAGATTACTTCATTGATTGTACTGGTACATTTGCAGTAACTTTGCCTACAGCCGTTGGAATATCTGGAAAGACATACCTCGTAAAGAACAGTGGTTCTGGAACAATTACAGTCGGTACTACTTCATCCCAAACGATTGATGGATCTTCCACGAAAACACTTTCCCAATACCAAAGCATTCAAGTTCAGAGTAACGGATCTAATTGGGTTGTAGCTGGAACCACTGGACAGACTGGTTCTACTGGCCAAACCGGAACCACTGGTCAGACTGGTTCTACTGGCGAAACCGGAACCACTGGTCAGACCGGAACCACTGGTCAGACTGGTTCTACTGGTTCTACTGGTCAAACTGGTTCTACTGGTCAAACCGGTTCTACTGGTCAAACTGGTTCTACTGGCGAAACTGGTTCTACTGGCCAAACCGGTACGACAGGTGAAACCGGAACTACTGGTCAAACTGGTTCTACTGGCCAAACCGGAACCACTGGCGAAACCGGAACCACTGGTCAGACTGGTTCTACTGGTTCTACTGGCGAAACTGGCACCACTGGCGAAACTGGTTCTACTGGTGAAACTGGTTCTACTGGTGAAACTGGT